CTCCCGCACCAGCGATCGGGCCCGGCGTGTCATCGACCTGCATCGAGACGGCGTTCCCCTGCAAGCCAGCGTCGGGGCGGAACCTCTGGAAACCGAACGGATCGCGAAGGGGCGGCAGATCGTCGTCAACGGTCGGACGATCCGCGCCGAGGGAGCGAGCTTCCTGCTCGTGCGGCGATCCCGTTTGAAACACGTGGCCATCGTCGCCAACGGCGCGGATGGCAGCACCAGTGTCAGTATCGCGGCCCAGGCCGCTTCACAATCGAGGGAGTTCGACATGGAATTCGCGACCTGGCTGGAAGCACAGGGATTCACCCTCGATTCGCTCAGCGAGCAGCAGCGGACCAGCCTGCAGGCGATGTTCGACGCCTCTCAGCAGACGAACGCCACGCCCAACACGAAGATCGAAGCGGCAGCCGCCGTGGCGGAACTCCGTGCGGAACTGGCGACCGAGACCGCCCGCGTGGCGGCCATCCGCAAACTGTGCGGCGGCAAGCACGCCGACATCGAAGCCCAGGCGATCAAGGAAGGCTGGGACGAAACCAAGACGGAACTCGAAGTCATCAGGGCAGATCGCCCGCGTGGCCCGGCGATTCATGCCGGCAACTGGAATGACTCTCCGCAGGTCATCGAAGCGGCGCTCTGCCTCTCCCGCAAGCACGTCGACGTCGAGAAGCGGTTCAAGCTCGAAGTGCTCGAAGCGGCCGACCGGCAGTACCGCAACCTCGGCTTCCAGCAGCTGTTCATCATGGCGGCGGTCGCCAACGGTTATCCCGCACGTCCGGGGGAGACGATCCACAAGGGGAACATCAGCGAGATTCTGCATTACGCCTTCCCACCCCGCACACTGCAGGCTTCATTCTCGACCCTCAGCCTTCCCGGCATCCTGCAGAACGTCGCCAACAAGGAACTCCTGCAGGGTTACCAGGAGGAGGACCAGACCTGGCGGGAGATCTCGATTGTCAAGTCGGTCAGCGACTTCAAGGAAGTCACGAGCTACCGCCTGCTCGACGACATGGAGTACGAGGAACTCCCCAAGCACGGGGAGATCAAGCACGGCAAGCTCGGCGAGGAATCGTACACGCGCCAGGTGCGGACCTACGCCAAGATGTTCGTGCTCGGCCGGGAAGACATTATCAACGATGACCTGAGCGCGCTGGACGACCTGCGGACCCGCATCGGCGGCGGTGCGGCCCGCAAGTTCAACAATGTCTTCTGGGCGCGGTTCCTGGACAACACCGCGTTCTTCACCTCGGGCCGGGGGAACTACATCAGCGGGGCCGATACCGCGCTCGGACTGGATGGCGTCGGTCTCCAGAAGGGGATCACGGCATTCCGCAAACTCCGCACTCCGGCGGCCGATGGCAAAAAGCGAGTGGTGGGCGGACGCCCGGAAATTCTGCTCGTCCCGCCCGAACTGGAGTTCATCGCCCAGCGCATCTACCAGAGCACGACCGTCAACACCGGCGGTGCGGCCACGTCCGACTCGATTCCGGACGCCAACATCCATGCCGGCAAGTACCGCCCGGTCGTCTGCGACTGGCTCAGCGACGCCGACTTCACCGGAAACAGCGCCACCGCGTGGTACCTGTTCCGCGCTCCCCGCAACCTCGCGGCGGTCGTCGTCTCGTTCCTCAACGGCCAGCAGAACCCGACGATCGACATGGCCGAGGCGGACTTCAACCAACTCGGTGTGCAGTTCCGTGGCTATCACGACTTCGGCGTCGATCTGGCCGAGTACCTGGCCGGCATCAAGAGCAAGGGCGCGGCCTGATCTGACCTTTCAATAGGAGTCACTCCACATGGCAACCGCACAGTTCATTCAGGATGGTCGGTACATCGACTACACCCCCGGCAGCGCCGTCACAGCCGGTGACGTCATCGTGCAAGGTGACCTCATCGGGATTGCGAAGGGCGATATCGCCGCCAATAAGCCCGGGGCTCTGGCCGTCGAGGGAGTCTACGACTTCCCCAAGGCGACCGGCGTCGGGACGGGGATTGCGGTTGGCGCGACCGTCTACTGGGATGTCGCCGACGTCGAAGCCAAAACTGATTCCGAGACCGGAGCCAACAAGCTCCTCGGCAAGACGACCAAGGCCGCCGGCGACAACGACGCCACGGTCCGGGTCCGGCTGAGCCAGTGAGGAGCCGCCGGGGGCGGTCTGTTCGGGCTCCCGCCCGGTCCACGACCGTCCCTTCAATGGCTCATGACGATCACACGTGATGGGAACACCGATGGCCGACCTGCTCGAACAGGGTTCCCGCTGGCTCGAAGCCCAGCGGACCAAATACTGCACCCGCGACGTGACCTACGTGCGGGGGGCGGACTCGGTCGTCGTGAAGGCCACGGTGGGGCGGACCCAGTACGAAACCGACGACGGCCACGCCGTCCGGGTCGACTTCACGGAACGGGACTTCCTGATTCTGGCCGCCGACCTCGTACTCGCGGGCGTTCCAACAACGCCAGAGCCGGGCGACCGGATTCGCGAATCGCGGGACGGACAGACCCTCGTCTTTGAAGTGATCAATTGGCGGTACTCCGACCTGTATCGGCAGACCTTCCGCATTGAAACCAAGCACGTTGGAACGGACACCCCCTGATGGCTGTCATCACCGACATCGCCGACGCCATCGTGGCGGAACTGAACGGAGCGACGTTCAGTCAGCCGGTGACGGCGGTGCGGCATTACCTGCCGCGGTTCGACCTGCCGGAGATGCAGAATCTGCACGTCACGGTGGTCCCCAAAGGGGTCGTGCTGGCGTCGGGCGACCGGTCGCGCGGACAGGGGGATTACAGCATCGACGTCGCGGTCCAACGGAAGTTCACGACGGGCGACAACGCCGAATTGGACGCGCTCACGAACCTCACCGAGGAGATCGCCAATCACTTTCGCGGCCGGCGGCTCGCCTCCTATCCCGACGCCGCCTGGCTCAAGACCGAACAGACGGTGCTCTACGCCCAGGAGCACCTGGCCGAATTGCGGCAGTTCACCAGCGTCCTGACCTTCACCTACCGGGTGCTTCGATGATCGGCATCAAACTCGAGGGGGCCAAGCGACTGTTCTTCGACCGGGCCGCCGTCACCAGCGCGGCGGATCGGGGGACGCGGAAGGTGTTGTCGAAATTCGGGGCGTTCGTGCGCCAGACGGCGAAGACCAGCCTCCGCAAACGCAAGGCGGTCTCGGAACCGGGACAGCCCCCCAGCAGTCACACGGGACTCCTCAAGCGAAACATCTTCTTCGTCTTCTCCCCCCAGACGCGGAGCGTCGTGATCGGTCCCATTCTGCTGAACAAGGGGACCGACGCGCCACGGCTGTTGGAACACGGCGACACCGTCGTCCGCCGCCGGCGGAACCGGCGGGTGCGGATGACTTATGAAGCGCGGCCCTTCATGGGGCCGGCCTTCGAACGCGAACAGCAGCAGCTCCCCGCGCTGTGGAAGAACTCGGTCGGCTGACTTTCGGAAGGGAATCGCATGCGTGTTATCGCCGCTTCATGGATGTGCCTGGCTTCGCTGGCGCTGCACAGCGCCCACGCGCAGGACCACCTGGCCGTCGATCTGCCGGCCGAGGTCCGGCAGTGGTTCCGCAACCCGGACGGCTCGTGCGTGCAGTGCTCGATCGGCATGTGCGGTGTCGATCAGAACGTGGCAGCCGCAGCCACGCTGTTGTGGGACACCGAGTACGGTCCCCGCGAACGGGGCGGTTCCGGCCCCTCGCGCGTGGCGGCGTACAGCCAGCGTCGCGGCCTCCGCATCTACAACGTCACCGGTCAGAGCACCTGGGACTGGATGAAGTGGGCCGCAGAAACCGGCCGCGGCGCTGCGATCGGGGCCGGCACGGCCCACTTCCAGACGCTGATCGGTTACGAGCCGCGGACCGGCACCTGGTACGTCTGCAACAACAACAGCCCGCAGCGGATCGATGCCTACGACGAGGCGGCGTTCCGTCGGCTGCATCTGGCGAGCGGCCAGTGGGTCGTGATTCTCGATTACCCCCCGCACCCCGAACGGCCGCAGTACGTCCCGTGGTGGTGAAGGAAACCCCGTCAACAGGAGCAA